GCCAGTCTTGGCCGCAGAGATACAGAAAACGATATTATCTACGCGCAACTGCAATCGGTTTGGAATAAGGTGGGCTCCCTCCCTTCATTCAACACTCTTATAATTGATGAAGCTCACCTTGTTCCGAAAGACGGTGAGGGAATGTATCGTTCCCTTATCGTCGCCTTACGCGAACAAAACCCTGATTTAAATGTCGTTGGTTTTACAGCTACACCTTATCGTTTAAATTCAGGAATGCTGACAGAGGGAGAAGGCGCTATCTTTGACGATATCGCAATAGATTTTAGTAGCGGAGAAAACTTATTGCGCCTAATAAATGATGGCTATTTATCTCCACTTGTAACCAAATGTATGACTACTCAATACGACGTAGAAAGCGTTGGTATTAGAGGGGGAGAGTTTATTCAGTCTGACCTCCAAGCCAAGATGAATGACGAAGGCAAGACTATAAAAGTTATTCAAGAAGTTTTAAATAAAGGCGCGTTACGTAAACAATGGTTAATCTTTTGCGCTGGCATCCATCATTCTGAGATGGTCTGCAGCATACTTCATCTCAACGGTGTCAGCGCAAAGGTTGTTACTGGAGATACTAAACCAAAAGAAAGAGACCAATTAATAGAAGATTTTAAAACCGGCAAATTAAAAGCGCTGGTGAATTGCGACGTATTAACAACTGGATTTGATGCACCTAATACAGATTTGATCGTTATGCTGCGCCCCACTCAAAGTCCTGGTCTATACGTTCAAATGATGGGGCGCGGTATGCGTACAGCAGAGGGTAAAGAAAATTGTTTAGTTCTGGACTTTGCCAAGAATATTGAACGTCATGGCCCAATCAATCAGATCAAACCAAACAAAAAAGGCCAGCGCAGAAAGCCTGGACAAATGCTGGTCAAGTCTTGTAAAGAATGCCAGTCGTATGTACCGAAAGCAGCTAACACTTGTCCTGATTGTGGCTATCAGTTCCCTATGCGGAAACTGCAACTAGATTTAGTATCGTCTCAACTAGATATTATTTCTGATAAAAAGAAAGTAGAACGTTACGATTTAAAAGTAATTGATATGTGGGTAGGTCATCATCTTGCAAAAGGCAAAGACATACCTGTATTAAAAGTCAGCTATAAAACCCCTAACAAAATTATTAGTGAATTTATTTGTTTTGAACATTCCGGTTACGCTAGACAGAAAGCGGTTAACTGGTGGAACAATATGATCTCTGGCGAAAGTTTGCGTCGATCCCCCCCAATTACAATTGATGAGGCTCTCTTTCGCCAAACCGAAATTAATAAACCTAAAGCAATCAAAGTCGACTTTACGGGTAGGTATCCGAATATAGTCAATCATATTTATGATCGGTGAGCCTATAAGATTTTATCCTATGCGCAAGAAGACGGGCGGACTAGAGTTTGTACCGTTTGACTATACGGAATTGAATTTAGAATTTAAAGGAACAAGAGAAGAATACAAAGATATATTGGATTACTGGGAGATGATAAACAAACCACTTTATGATGAAACCAAAAGTTATGCAGACAATCTGCAAGCTATCTTTAACGATTTAAGATATTGGCCTAGACCAATGAAACACACATCTGTTATACAGATATTAATACTGGAGTATGAAAATGGAGATAACTGAATTAAAAGAATATAAATTTACAGAGAGGGGTGATGCTTTAATATTTAAAGACATTCCTAACTCTGTCTATCACGCTGGCCCAGGACTAAGCAGTTCTAACGTCAGAGCGTTTGGCAGATCGCAACTACACGCTGTTGAACATGTCCAAGAGACAACGCCAGCTATGAATTTTGGTACAGCTGCTCACGCTATGATTGTTGAAGGTGAGGCAGTATTCAATGATGAGATAGCAGTTATTACTGGCTCTCCATATACCAATGCTAATAAAGAATTAAAAGCTGAGTATGAGGAAAGAGGTTTAACAGTTATTAAAGAAGCTGAGCTCAAAGCTATTAAAGGTATGAAACAAAACCTTATTGATGAGGGCGTTATGTATATAGAGGCAGAGGGTAGATTAGCAGAGGCTAGTTTCTATTGGTATGAAGGCGAGATACTTTGTAAGTGTCGTCCGGATGTTTTATGTCCGCCGATACAAAAGCCTCATGCAGAGAATGCTGTTGTTGCGGTTGATTATAAAACTACGCAGAGCTGTCATCCTAAAGAGTTTGTTGGCTCTGTCAGAAAGTATGGCTACGATATGCAAGCCGCCTGGTATCGTAGAGGCCTAGAGAAAGCTGGCTTTAAAGTCAAGGAGTTTGTATTTGTAGCGCAAGAAAAGGTACATCCATTTGCGTCTAAAGTTTTTCGTATGAAAGAAGAACATATGAACAGAGGTTGGGAGATGATGGAACAATACTTAGAGGACTATAAAAATTATGAAAAAGGTGGTCATTTAAGTATCTATAACAGCCCCAATATAGTAGATTTAGAACTGTGATTGATTATAAGTTTAAAGAAGACGAAATATTAACAGCTATTAAAGACTATATAGATCAAACTTATACCCAGCATTACGCTAACGGCAAGTACCAAGCTACTGATATGATTATTGATAGTGGTCATGGTGAAGGCTTTGCCGTTGGTAATATAATGAAGTACGCTATGAGGTTCGGCAAAAAGAACGGTAAAGAGAATGCTGACCTAATGAAAATCATTCACTATGCAGTAATAGCTTTATACGTTAATGGATATAAAAAGGATAATTAAAATGTTTGACAGATTCGATAAGTACCTCTGCTACTATGTATCAGAAAATGGAATGCGTGTAGCTTTGCTCAATGCACCTGATGAGGATACTGCAAAATTTTTTGTCCAATTAAAGTCTATGGAAGAGGATGAAGTTTTTGTTCCGGCTGAAATAATAGAGATCTCTAAGCATAATCCCAGCCATCATATCAGTTTAACCATTCATTAATTTATTCAGAAAGGGCTAGGTGAGTCCCACCTAGAGTGTGTAGTGGGGGAAAGGAAGGACTCTTTTTCGGCACCCTAGCGTACCAATTAACTACAAGCTAGGCTTAGCTGGCTTGCTTTCTTCGTTAACCCAAGCTGGAGTTTCTTCAGCCACTTGCGCGACTTTAGGTTTATCCGTATGGTCAACTGCTTTAAACCCAGTAATGTTATTCCTATCTGGATATTCTGGATTATCGCTTTTCTCAATACCAAAGGTTGAGATAACTTTTAGGCCTACTAACTCGCCTGCATTTGCTGGCGGATTTTTTTCTAGACCAAGAGCTTTTAATAGTTTTGAAAATTGCTTAGATGCAATCTCTCTAACCATTTCTTGTTTCTCCTGGTCGGAGTTAGTGTACCAAAGGTTGAAATTGTTTCTAGCAATCCAACCTTTGTATTTATCACCTGCGACAGTTACCTCAAGCTTGAGATAAGAATTGCCTGCTTGAGAAACAGTTTTCTCGCAAGTCTTAATCTCAGTTAAGTAATTGCCTTCGGGGATAAAGGTGTTATCGTTTTCGTTTGTATCGAAATCAAACTTGACATCTGCAAAATCGCTCATATTAGCCTCCTGTATTAAAACCAAGTTTATTAATAACATGCGTTAAGTTAGGCTCTTCAAAAGTGTCCAACTTGCCGCTCCTATCTTTGGCGGTGTAATTCGCGCCAAGGGTTGTTTGTAACCAACGATTGGTTACTTTCTTACCTTCCTCGTTTTCTTCTTCAAAGACTCTTAATACAAGAACCTCATCAAAGAAGTAAGGAATTTGAACCGGTAGTTTTGCACCAACCATCATAGGCTGATAAGTAAACATACCAGTTTGCTCATCACGTATTTTGTCTTCTTTAGCGACAAAGATAACGTGAATTTTAAGATCCCTAAACCTACGCATAGTTTTGGTCATAATTTCTATAACCTCACCATATGCACGTCTTGGGTCTTTGCTTTTTTGCTTTTCTGATGCAAGCAAAATTTCGGACATTTCTGTCACGCTGTCTAGGCAAACGGTGTCGTAATCAAGTTGACCTGACTCAAGTAACTGAGCGATCTCCTCGATTTCGTGCGCCTCTTTAACCTCAATAGCGGTGACGTTATCTTTATCTTTAATAGATAAAAGACCGGCCTCCATACTGATGATTAAAGTTTTGCCAGGGGCAGTTGCGCAGGTAGTCGTTTTACCTGCTCCTGATGCTCCGTAGATTAAAAGCTTTGCGCCTTGTTGCTCTACGAGTTCATTAGGACTTTTTATACGACTAAGAATATCAGACATATATCTTCTCCTTTTTTTTATAAAGGTATTTTAATTTAATTAATTTACAATTACAATATGTGGAAAGGATATTATGAACGGAATGTAGCATGAACGAAGTACACAAAGATCAATGGAAAGTTAACTATCTCTGGAGGTTAAAAACTTTAACCGATAGAGAGCTTAATACATATCTTTCCGAAAAGCTAGAACCTGAATACAAGGAGAGAGAGGTGCGAAGATATACCTTAAAAGAATATATTGAATTTGTAGGAACTGAGCCAGCAGCAGAATTATTTGACTGCTCGCCAGCAACTACCAAGTCCTGGAGATATGGTGCAAGACAGCCATCTATCAAACAAGCAAAAAAAATAATTAAAGCTAGTGGGGGTAAGCTTGATTTCGAGTCTATATACGGTCCATTAGAAGAAACGAGTGAAGATTAAGAGTGTTCAACCTAAATATTACAGCGCAAGATACTGCGTTGGATTTAGCGCTTGCGTATGCTGAATATGGTGTAAGTGTAGTACCGCTACACCGTTATAATAAAGTTCCGCCAAAAGAACTTGGCGGTTGGCAACAGTTTCAAGAGCGACAGCCAACGACGGAAGAAATAACTAAATGGTTTAAAGGTAGAGATGATTTAGTTGTAGCTTTAGTATGTGGAAAGTTTATTGTCGTCGACGCAGACACCCCTGAAGCCGTTAATTGGGCTGACGCTAGTCTACCTACCACCCCGTTCAAAGTCGCTACAGGAAAGGGCGTACATTACTATTACAACAATCCTGAAAACTTTACTACATATGTTGCAAGAAGAACTGCAACAACTGAACCTGAAAAATTAATAGATATAAGAGGTGTAGGTGGCCTTATCGTTGCACCACATAATATACATGCTACTGGTGCTATATATGAACCAATAACTATTCCTGAATGGGAACTAGATGAAATAGAAGATCTACCTGACTTTACTAGAGAACTTTGGGTAAAGATTACAGGCGCAGATAAAGTAAATGGTAAACCAATACAAACACCTTTATCTTTAGATGGCGTAATAGAAGGATCAAGAAACGATCAAGCTGCTAGACTTGCTGGCTATTTAATAGCAAAAGATTTAAATATAGACTTCGTACATTTCTTTGTTAACTCTTGGAACCAACAAAACAAACCACCTCTCCCTGATTCAGAAATACAAACAACAGTTAACAGCATACAAAAAACTCACGAAAGAAAAAATCAACAAGCACCAGCATACATATCTAAACAAAACAATATTCAAGAACCAATAGACTTATATAGTCCTCCTGGAATCATTAAAGATGTTTACGACTACTCAGAAAAGATAGCGCAGATATCTCAACCAGCTTTAAGTATGCAAGCAGCTTTGGCTCTTTGCTCTGTATCTCTTGGAAGAATGTATAAAACCAATATGAATAACTTTTCATCTTTATTCTTTATGTGTATCGCAAAGTCAGGTCAGGGTAAAGAAAACGTAAAGACAGTTATAGAAGCTATATTAGATCAAGCTGGCCACTCTGACTTAATGGCTGGTGATGGCTATACTTCTAGCGGCGCTATCTATTCTATTCTTAGATATAAACCAACACATATAACAGTTATGGATGAATTTGGTAAGAGATTAGAAAGCATATCTAACTCAAGTAATTCTAATAAAGAAGACGCTATCCAAGTTCTTATGGAAACATGGGGAAGATGTCATGGTACTTTGCGACCTGACAATTATTCTATGATGACGTTAACGCAGAAACAACAACAAGAAGTGCTAGATAGATCAACTATCAAACCTGCAATAACGTTGGTCGGTATGAGCGTACCAAAGAATTTCTATGGTGCGCTCTCAACCGGTCGTATCGTAGATGGATTCTTAAATAGATTTATTGTTGCTGAATCTACACTTCCAAGAACTGTCGGTAAGATGAAACCTTTTGTTGAACCACCTAAGTCAACAACAGACTGGGTAGCGCATGTTCGTCAAGTCAGAGATGAAATGGAACAGATTGCTATTAACAATGCTGAAATAGATTTCAAACAAAGATTGGTAACCTTCTCAGATGAGAGTAGCCATCTTTTAGAAAAGCTTGCTTACGATTTAGTAGACCAACAAAACCGTTTAGAGAAAGATGGTTTAGAGGTATTGCTATCAAGAACAAGAGAAAAGGCTATGCGACTTGCTTTAATTGCAGCGTTAGCAGATGACCGTAATGCCAAAGTTATACCAGTAGAGATAACCAAGTGGGCTATTGATTATGTTAACTATTACGATCAGCTATTAGTAGAAAGCTGTAGAGATAAAGTTGCTGGTTCTGAAATGGAAGGCAAGATAAAACAAATACTTAACTTTATTAGATCGCAAGGCGACTGGGGTATCAGTAAACGTGATATTGATAGACGCGAAATATTTAGGTCAATGAAGTCGTATGAAGTTAAAGAGATTATAGAAAGACTTAAAAATGCTGGCGAGATTCAGGAGAAAGATTTGCGAGCTAAAGGAACAGGTAGACCAACAAAAAGAATTGTTGCGATTGATCCTGAATTTTTTGATGAAGAATAAAAGGAGATATGTATGAATCCAAAACCTAAGATGGAAACGATCAACGATCAAAAACGTGAAGAGCGTGTCGCTGGTTTTATAGAAGGACTCTGGAATGTTCGTTGTAATAAATTACCAGTCAGCTATGGATTAGATTACTGGTGCGAATCTAAAGAAGTTTCTTTTTGGATGGAAGTAAAATGCAGAACTTTTAGTATAGAAAAGTATGACACTTTATTATTATCAGCGTCTAAGTTAAGAATGGGTGCGGCCTTATCTATGGCAACTAATCATCCTTTTGTAATCGTCTATGCTAT